GGTCCTAAGTGTAGGAGTTGTTGTCTTGCCTATTCGCTGGAGGAATGAGTATCACGGGTCGGGTTTCTTCGGAGATTCGACCCAATATGATACCCACACGGGTTTGCCGATCGAAGACAGTGTAGTTCAGACCGGCGGCCCGTACTTTCCGAACATTACCCACTTTTGGGATGTGGTCGGAGAGCACTTCGGCGATTTCGGAGCAGAGTTGGATCACCCATTGTACGTCGAGCGTTTGACGTCCGATGACTCTCCAACTATCCACGCTGAATTCTTCGGCGAGGATGTGCGTACGGTGATTAAGGGTTGGATTCCTGAACCACTTCGCGCACAGCTAGAGTTCCTCCAAATTCGTGAGGATTGGGACGAGGAAGTCTACGCAGACCCGGACTTTTGGGAAAACGTCGGCGACCTCGATGGTCCCTGGCCAAGCTTTTTGGAACACTTGGATCTCTCTAGCCTGCTCGTCCCTGTGAATACCCTGCTATCGCGCACCTCTCCATCGAAACCTTCGACGGATGTGCCGAGCTTTTTGTGGGAAGGACTCAGGGGCATGCCAGATCTCGTCCGTGTTAGAGGTAATTCCCTTCTTGGTGCTGCTGGAAGTACAAATCTCCAGTGGCAGTTCGGATGGAAACCCTTGATCGCGGATTTGAAAAACCTAATCGACTTCGGGACTCAAGTCAGCAAGAAGCTGTCAATAATCCAGAAGCTGATTAGGGGCATGTACAAGACAAAGAGCCGAGTAGAAAAGGTATCTGATAGTTCGGAGGAGACTATCCCCTTCGGATTTGACGAGTTCCCGTTCTCGTTAGACGAGCCAGAAATAGTAAAGCTGACTCGTACGACAACTCTCGATCGCTGGGGATCTGTAACTTACAGATTAACAGCGAGTGAGGAGGAATCGTTCAGACGCTACTCAGCTGAGGAGCAGAACTGGTTATCGATTCAGGCAGCCTACGGGCTGCATGCCGGTAATCCAGCAACTCTTTGGGAGATCATCCCCTGGAGTTGGCTTGTCGACTGGTTTATCCCGGTTCAGGACCTCCTTGACAGGTATAATAACTTAATACCTGTTGAGGTCTCAAACCTGAATTTAATGACCACGACAAAGACTCTCTGCACCTTCGAAAACGTTGGCACCGGTTTGTTTGCCGGTGTTGCGTCTCCGCTAACCATCTTGCGGACTACTCTAGAACGTAATGTCCTAGCGCCAGATGGTTCTCTTCCTATCGTCGCTCCCGGTCGTCCAATCCTGGATCTCCGGAAACTCGGTATCCTGTCTTCATTGCGTGCTCAGCGAAGACGCTGATTGGTCACGTTGACAGGTCTTAGGAGGTAGCATGCTCGGTTCCTCAATAGCGACTCTTGACACTACCAGCGGAGGATGGTCAGATTTGCCAGACTCCGTTGCACATGTCACTACTCTACAGCTGCAAAACCAGGATAACTTTGGTTCGCAGTACGGCCTGAAAGGCGTGTTGAACGACTACAAGCTTCTCATACGGAATTCGTATGAGTCGCCTAAAGTCGGTTTTCCACGGATCACCCGGCATAATGCCGAATTACAGATGATCACTCGTCCAACTATTAGCAGCGGCATAACAACTGCTGCTATCCCATATATTGTGGGGTTGACGATCAGGAATCCCGAAACTGGGAATCCTGCCATAATGGCCGATGTGGCCGCTAACCTCCTCTACTTGATGCTAGTTGGTGGAAGATCCACCGGCACCATGCGGAAGATGATGAACTTCGAGTCGTGAGACTCGTCGTTTTATAGCGGCAGGAGCGCATAACCTCTCTAACTTCAAGGGGGGCCATGCGGTTGCTCCCTCTCTAATCGTCTTTGACGGTTAGGGGGGGTGTTTGAGGCCGAGTGTGCCGTAGATTCAGCTACCCCCAACAGTGGAGGCCCTGAATGAAAAGCTACGACATATTCCTCCAAGGTGTTCTCTGCGCGATATTAGATGATGTTGCGCAGTGGTATCCTGAAGGTGCTACTGAATGGAAGCGAGCGCAAGCCCGTCTCCGTTCTCTAGTGAAGACACGGGGCGTACGGTTTCTGACCGTAGACCTCGTAGCCGCCGGCAAACACTTTGATCGGTGTTTGGAGGTAGGCGCCTATATCCCAAGTAAGCTGCCTGGTCAGGCAGCTCGCAAAGGTCTAGCAGTCCCTAGACTATTCGAGGGGTTGCTAGTTAGGGTCTTTAGTAGAACTAGTGGTAAGCTTAGACGCAATGCCGATATATGCGCTATCTCCTTCGTTAGGCAGCTTTACTTCGCTGCTAAGAAGATAAAGATGGAGGCACCTGAACATGCAACATTTAACACCGTTGCTGAGTTCTTCGGCATTGAGAAGGCGCAGAGGAGTTCATCCCTACCTTGGGGTGAAGATACTCTGTTTGGTCCTGGGCCTGTTCTGCAGTTACATATTACAGACGGGTTGCCAGAACCTCGGAATACTAACGAGCCCGAATTCGAGTTCGTTAGTAACTCCCCCAAGCCAAAACTTGGTTTGCGAGAGTCTTATCCCGGCCTTCTTGAAACTATCCAGCAAGTTGCTGATGTAGTTTCCAGTGATCTCGGGTGGTTGGAATACTCCGAGATTACACCTAGGCATGGCCCAGGTGCTGTAGCTGACAAGTTTGGGGAGTCTAAGTTTGATTTTCCAAACTGGCCGGCGAAGTTAGAAAACTCCTTTCCGTCGAGTTTCTTCGCATACTATCGCGAAGGTTCTTGGCTGTTAGATCAAGATGAGCTCGGGCCCCGCCTTTCCAAAGCGGAGCCTCCGTCACGCTTGATTGCTGTTCCAAAGACGCAGAAGGCCCCGCGGCTTATCGCCGCTGAGCCAACCGCTCATCAATGGATCCAGCAGGGTATCATGGAACAACTTATTTCCATGATGGACAAGACTGTGTTGGTCAACTGTGTCTCGATACGAGATCAGGAGCCTAGCAGGGTTCTTGCCCTTTCTGCTTCAATCCATCGACATTTGTCGACGATTGATCTATCGTCTGCGAGTGATCGGGTCTCCTGCTGGTTGGTAGAGAGGATGTTTCGGAGAAATCCGAGGCTTTTGATCGCCTTCCACGCAGTACGGACTAGGTGGCTTCTTAATCTTCTAGACAAGAAGTCTTCCAAGCATGTTGTGCTAAGGAAGTTTACCACCATGGGTTCAGCTTTGACGTTCCCGGTACAGAGCATTATCTACGCCATGATTTGTATTGGCGTAGACGTGTGGTACCAGGCATCCGTCGTAACTGACGGGGTTCGTCAGCCCTCTATAGATCTTAGCCGCCTCAAAAGTGGAGAGTTCTTGAAACGGGTTAACGATTCGTCTCGAAGGGTCCGAGTCTTTGGGGATGATATCATTCACCCTCTGAGCTCGACAGACCTTCTGATAGAGGTACTTTCGTACCTCGGCCTTGAAGTCAACATCCACAAAACTTTCGCGGCTAGCTTTTTCCGCGAGTCCTGTGGACTAGATGCATATCAGGGAATAGAAGTTACCCCCTGCTATGTTAACGAGGTTCCGTGTGACACCGAGCCCGAGACTTTAGTATCGGTTGTCGAAAGCTCCAATAACTTCTTTCTTAGAGGTTTGTGGAGAACTGCCGACTTTTTGGTACACGCACTTCCACCTTGGTTCCAAAGAGGAATTGGGGTGAAGGCGGTTGGATCGGGTGCCTTCGGATTAACTTCCTTTGTAGGAGCGGACGTCGGCCATCTTAAGCTAAGGTGGAACGACCAACTGCAACACGAGGAAGCCCGTGCTTTTACGGCCTTACCAAAGGGTCGGAAGAAGCGCGGTATTCGAGGTAGCGCTGCCCTACTTCAGTACTTCA